TGTCATTCCCGCGATATGCCGCCGGCGTGTCCGTTGGATCGTCTGAGGACGAATCGGCGAGCAGGTACGCGTTATTCGTCTTGACCCACACGTGCACGTATTCCGGCACGATCGCCCCGGAATTCGTCAGGTCGTATTCAGTGCCGTTATCCCAGGCGTCCGCCGTCGTCTTGGCGCCCAGGTGCGCCTGCTTGGTTGTGCGGATCGCAGCATCGCGGACGATCAGCTCGTTGCCCTCGTCGTCCTGCAGCAGATCGGCGGCGGCGATGAATACCCGTTTTGTTCCCATGTCAGATTCCTATCATGTTTGCGATCGCCCGGCCCGCCATCACGACCACGCAGCCGACGATGATCCACAGCAGCCGCGATCGCGAGTGGGCGCATTGCTCCAGCCGATCCAGGCGGACCTGGATGCCGGCCCCGCCGTTGCCGCGAATCGCACGATCCAGACGGTCGAGCTTTCCGCGGATACACGCGAACTCACCCTTGCAGATCCGCTCATAGGTTGTTTGATTGCCTTCGCACATATTCACGCATCCCTGCCTGTCAGGCAGGCTCTATCAGCCTGGCGTGGACTCGCCACGCCGTGCCGAACGGGTCGCTCCTGCGGGCGCAGCCCGCCCCGCCCAGGTTGAGCACCTCGTACAGTCCCGCCGCCGAGCCATCGACGATCAGGATGCGGTCGCCGACGTCCGGCTCGATCCGGTCGCCGTCGATCACCAGTTCGTCAGCCGTCACGAGGAAATCACTGGCGACCGCGCCGACGGTAGCGCCCGTCTCGTCGGCGATCTCGTAATCACTTTGTGCCGCCGTGACGTTGACGGACACGCTGCGGCCGTCGCGGATGTACAGTGCGGCCATGGCGAACCTGGCCGCACGCACTCCGTGCAGCCAGGCAACGCCGTTTGCGAGCATATCGCTCATCATCGGGCCTCAATTACGCCTGCCGTAGCCGCGCCGTCGCCATAGCGGCTTTGGCGCGTCGGCGACTTGGCGAAGGCAGGGTTTACGCGCTGGTCAACCAGGTCCCGCGGATTGCCTTGCACAGCCAGAGACTGGCGGCGGTCTGGCAGACCACGTGGATATAGTCGCCCCGGCGGGCGGTGGCCTTCGTCAGGTCGGCCAGCTTGGTCGCCGCGATCGCCAGGTTGCCTTCGAGCGTCTCGTTGCCGTCGAAATCGAGGGACATTTTCGCCCCCTCGTCGGCCACGTCGCAGACCAGGATGGCCTCCATCCCGGCCACGCCGGTCGGCAGCGTCAGCGTCTTGTCGTCGGCCGTAAAATGAATGACCATGCCATTATGGGTCGCAGCCACATAGGTCAGGTCGACGGCTGAGGCCACATGGGTCTTGTTGGGCCACGCCGGCAGGTTGGGGTTGCACTGGTTCAGCGCGATGTCGGCCGTCGCATCGTTGGCCGTGACATCGGCCACGAGCGTGCCGACCCACCAGTCGCCGTCGGCAGCCAGTGCGGTGAACGCGCCGTCAGCAGCCCCGCCATAAGGGGTGCCATTGGCGTCCCACCAGACGTTGCAGCCGGCCTTGGCCGCCTCGCCGGTCCACGGCCCGCGGATCACGCCCGCCACCGCCGCCGCGCCAAGCTCGGATGCGGCGATGTCCGCTGGGCAGAAGCCGCTGAGGCCGCCGGTGAGCTGAACGATCTTGCCGGCCGTAACGATCGCGGCGGGCGTGTAGTCCAGCAGCCGGCCTTCCTGTAGATATCGTGAAAGATTTGCCATTTCTCATTCTCCTCGGGAGTAGCAATTCCCAATGGGTACAGACTTTCCAATCTTCAGTTCTCCGGTCCGCGCCGTCGCCAAAGCGGCTTTGTCGCGTCGGCGACCGTACGACCGGCCATGTCATCGACTTAGGGCTTATGCAGAACCCTTTGACTTCACCATGGCCCTGTACTCAGCCCTGGCCACGCCGAAGTCCCAGAAGACTCTCCAGGACACGCCCAGGACGTTCACGTCCTGGTCGAGGCCGAAGTACTCGACGGTCGGCGTTTCCTTGCCGTCCAGGTACGCGATCTCCAGGGCCGCCACGTCGGCCGGATCGGCCATCAGGTACCACGCCGTCGAACTGCCGGCCTGCGACCCGATGGTCCTGGACAGCCATTCGCTGACCTCGGGCGAGAAGTTGCCCGACCATATGTTGATTTGCGGCTGGCGCTTGGCGGCCGACGTGCTGCCCAGGGCGGTTGCGATGAGCATCCGGTCCGGGTGCATCAGGGCCTTGGCCACCTCTTCCAGTGCCGTCGGCACTAGGAGGATTTTTGGCTCGATCATGACCGGATCGCCGTCCGGGCCGGTCTGGTCGCGGAACATCTGGACGGCCGTGCTGAGCGAGGAGTGCTGGAGGTTCGTCGCGGCGCCATCGAAATAGTTCCCGTTCGCGGCCGTGCAGAACGTGCTGCCTGCGCCGGTCTCGTTGACCGCCAGGAACAGCACCTTCTCGCGGGAGACCACGGCCTTGCGGCCCATGTTCCTGGCGTTGTCGGTGAATGTGCCGAGCTCGTCGTTGATCAGGTCCTTGCGGCTGATCCGCAGGACAGCACCGCGTGTCGCGACCTGGCGGGTCCAGGATTCCTCGCCGAACTGCATGTGTTTCAGCTCGCCCGACGGGGCCACCGGCTCCAGGTCGCCGGTCAGGGCCATCGAGTATACGGTGTGCGAGTGGAAGTTCTTGTGGGACACCGCCCTGGTGATGTTCGGCGCGACGGCGCGGGCCGCCTCGAACGAGGACGCCAGCGCCTTGTTGGCCACTGCGCCCAGGATGCCCGTCAGATCGGTCGTGGAGAAGGCCGCGTGAATCCACTCCTGATCCACGCTGATCGGCAGGTCGACGCCCGCCATCGCCGCGCAGATCTCCCCCATCTTCCGCACGCCGATGCGGCGGTATTTGTCGGCCTGATTCAGGGCCTGCTCGCCGTAGCCGGCCAGCAGCATCTTCTCGTCGCCGATCCGATACTGGAGGCACAGCGCGGCCTCGAGGACTGACCGCGACATTTCCGGCTGTCGAGTCCGACCGGTCGGGGCCTTCGGGCGCGTGAGCCGCAGGACGCGGAGCTCCAGGTCCTTGACGGCCCATTTCTCGTCCGTCGCCTGGGTCGCCAGTGCGTCCAGGGCCTCAAGATCGGCCCCGGCCGTGCTGGCCGCCTCCTCGATGATCGCCGAAACCTGCCGGCACCGCTCGCGCTCGGCCTTGGCCGCCGCGATCACGGCGTCAACGTCGCGACCGGACGCACTGGGCGATCCGCTCGCCTGTATCGGTGGCACCTGCGGTGCCTTTTCCTTGGGCTTGCTCTTCTTCTTGGGCGGCTCGTCCGCCTGTTCAGCGTCGAACGTCGCGCGGAGCTGGTCTGTCTGCGCCTCGCTGAGCGCGTCGATGTCCCATCCGCCTGCCGAAAGCCATTGTTCAAAGTCCATGTCATTCTCCCGTTTCGCCGTGCCGGCGGCCTTGGCCGCGATGTTTGCTATTGCCGTCTCATCGGCGCCTACGCCGACGAAAGAAACCTCGCCTAATCTGCCCGCACGGACGACGCCGATCGGGCCGGTGAATGTGCGGTTGTTGACGCGGACCTTCTGGCCTGCGTCGATGTACTCCATGCGATCGACCGAGACCCCCACCGATGCGCCCCAGACGAACCCATTTTTGGCGTGGCTCACCACGTCGTAGGCCGGTTCGCCAGGCTGGTCATACTCGCCGGTGATCTGCCCGGCGATCGTCACCTTGGCCTTGCCGATCCGGGCCGTGCCCTGGCCGATGATGCGGCTTTGGTCGTGATCCCGCAGGATCGTCACGCGATCGCCCCGCAGGGCGGTCAGGTCGATAACGATGGGCCGGTAAAAACCGCCCAGCCGCAGTTGTCCGCCGCCGTACGCCTCGATCTGGAAGGTCGGGCGCTTCGGCGTCTCGCCTTCGGCCGTCTCCACGACCTTGATGGCCGCCGACGCAGTCAGATCGATCGTCTTTAGATCCTTCTTGGCCGCGGCCTTGATGTCCTTCCTGTCCGGTTTCCCGTTCTTGCGTTTAGACTTGCTCATCTGTCTCGATCTCCTCTTCCTCGTCGTCGTCGGCCTCTTCCTGATTGGTCGGCGTGGGGGTCGACTGGGCCGGTGACAGGCCAAGCTTGTCCATCAGCTTGTGTTCCTTGGCGCGTTGCCGAAGCTCGGTCTCGTAGTCCTTGCCCTGGCGAGAGTATTCGAAGGCGAGCGTGGTGGTGTGGTTGGCAAGCCGCTCACCCTGTGCCTTGGCCTCCTTCAGCGGGTCGACGTGCTCACGGCCCTCCCAGAACCACTGATGCTCTGCATCAGTGCCCGACGAAGCATTGGCGAAGTCGGGCAGATCGAAGACCTTCACGGCCTCGGCCAGCCAGGCGGCCAGGATGCGATCAAGCACGACCCCCTCGATGTGTGACTGCTCGACGCGGATGGATTTGAAGTACGTCTGGTGGTCCAGTCTCCCCGAGGCGTAGTTGTAGCTGGAACTGTTGCAGGCCGCGATGTTGTAGGGCATGTTCAGGCAGCGGGCGATCTCGTTGATGATCTCGCGCTTGAACATGTCGTAGGTGGTTGCTGGGTGCTCGGCTTTGATCTGCACGGGCTCCCAGCCCTCCGGCGTGAAGATCATTGTGTTCGGCTGGAAGTCCATCTCCGTCATGGGCTCCACATCGGCGGCGTCGCCGCCGGCCGGGGCGTCGGTCTTCATGACGATGGGGATACCCGCGGCCGTCTCGGCCGCCAGGAGGGTGGCCTTGGTGAAGCGCCTCAACTGGGCGAACAGGTCCAGCGCCGGCATGATCTCCGGAAGCCCGCGGTTCTGCCCGGGCCTGTCGACGCGGTATAGGTGGATTATGCTCGCCGCCGGCACGCGGTCGAATTTCGTGAAGCCGTGAAAGCTCCCGCCCGGGTGATCCTTCAGGACGTGGTACTCGATCGGGTTGCCGTATTCGTCGAAGACGATCCCGTCGGTCGTCTTTGACAAAATATTCACTGACGGCGTGGCGACCTGGTCGGCCTCGATGAGTCGTATATCGAGTTTCACGGGGGATGCGAGATTCTCATTCGAAGACAGCATGCCGAAGGCCTCGCCATCGACGGCTTCGGCCCCTCGCATCGTGCGGAGCTTGGCCGCTAGGCCGACGGCCTTCGCCCAGGCGGCGAATTCAGTCTCGATCTTCTGATTGATACTGGGGTTATCGGAGAGCATCTGGAGCCGCGGCCCGGTCCCGATGCAGTCGTTGGCGAGCGTCAGGACGATCCCGCGGCCGTAACAGTTGTTGGCGACCTCGTAGCGGGCCCGGTTTCGCATGATTTGGCGCACGGACGGGGATGCCGCGGCGTCGGCCGACAGGGCGTCGGCGTTGGCCCAGTGCTTGCGGTTGTCGGGAGTCGTCTGGGCGGCGTCAAACTTCGCGTCCAGGCGGCGCGGGTCGGCCTTTATACCCACCCACTTGGCCCGTTTGCGTGTGCGTGTGAATGGCCACATAGGCTAGCTCGCTCCCGGCGCGACGATTTTCACACGCGTAAACGCCTTCCGCGGGTCGGTCCGCGCGGCGGTCCTGGACTGGAGGTATTTGTCGGCGGCGATCTGATCGGGCAGCGAGTGCTGCTGCACCGTCACGCCGTCGACGGTCACCTGGCGGGGGTTGGCTGCGTCGTCCGCGATGGTTTCTGCGAGATCCTCTGCCACTGGGCTCTCCCATCCGCCGGAGCCCCAAAAAACAAGGCCCGCGCGGGATGCACGGCTCCCGCGCGAGCCAGTTGAACGGCAACGTCCCTGCCTTGTCGGCAGGCGCGCCGCCCTCAGACAGAATGATCGGCAGCGGCGGCGAGCGTTTTCAGCCCGAATCGCCGCAGGTTCTACATGCATAGCGCAGCGCTATGCATGTAGAAGGTAGACTATAATTGGCACGCTTTTTGCACGCACGGTCCTTGTGGATTGCGAGCGAGGCAGGCGGCGAACCGCCGCACGTGGAGGATCTGCGAGCGAGGCAGGCCGTACAACTGATGCGTCTTACCGAATTCGTCCATCTCGAACCGCTCGTCGATCAGGCCGATCCGCCTGCGGATGGTGGCCAGGGCTTCTGAGATCCTCTTGATCGAGGCCTGCGACCGGGACAGCAATATGCCGTCGGCCAACTCCGAGGCCGACATGCCGCACGGCTCGGCCGGCAGGCGAAAAAGGACCTCCATGGCGATTTCGTCCAATTGCCAGAATGTGTCAACGTTCATCGTCATCACTCCTTACGCTCTCAAACGTGGTTACTCGTCGGCCGCAATGCCTGCACTGCCGCCGACGAAGGATTCTCCCACCCGAGGCCGAGCGGGTATAGAGCACGTCGAAATGCATGCACCCGCAGCTTTTACATTCCAGGCCGATGTTCGGCACACCGGACCATCTTTTGCGCCTGTCGCCATCAATCTCGGCCATTGCGGTGCGCTCCATTTGCGCCTGCCCCTGCCTGCCGGCAGGTATCCGTTTGCGATTCCTGATCTTACCGCCGCAGGTCAGCCTGCGTGTAGCGTTTTCGCTGTCTGATCGGCGTCGGCTCGCCGGGGGTCTGTATCCCGCACATGCTGGCGGCCGCCGCGCAGCCGGCCAGGCAGTCCAGCCAGTGGTTGTCCGGCTTGGTCGGCAAAACGATCCATTCCCGGACGCGGCCATAGGGCCCGGTGACCTCGACCCACCGCTCCGACCGGCTTATATGCTCGGCGAAAAGGGTGTGATTCGTCTTGGCCGTGCCGTACAGGCCGATACAGCCCCGGTCGGACATCGCCGTGGCCATCCCGTCGTGCACGAGGCTCTTCCAGTAGTTCGTGTCCAGCAAAACGTGCGGGAACTGATGGGTCTGGCGGACGTTCGGCTCGTACCAATGGTCGCCCAGCCGCTCGCCCGGCCGGCGGGTGTACGCGGCCATGGGCTTGCGACTGGCCCGGATGCCGACGCCCTTGGCGGCCGTCATCGTCGCTGCGCCAGCCTTGCGCTTGACGGCTGCCACGATTGCGGGCTTGTAGCCCGCGTCCACCAGCAGCCGGTCGATCCGCATGATCGCCCCGCCGCGGTGGAAGTCGCGCCCCAGCAGCCCCGTCACCAGCCGCTCGAGGCCGGCGTGGAGCGCCCCGTCCGGCCCCGCGCCGGGAAAGGCCTTGCGCAGGGTCCGCGGCGCGTCGGCCAGCGTGAATCGGCTTCGGTGTTGCTCCGGCTCAGTCCCGTAGTCGATCACCGCGCCGGAGAAGTCCTCATCCCATGCGCAGACGCACCAGTAATGCAGCCGATCGTGCAGGTCGATAAAGGCGGTCAGCCGCGTGGCCGTCGGCGGGACGCGGCCACGCGCCAGGCCGTTGAACTTGGCGCAGACCTGGTCGACCGTGATCGCGAAGGCGGTGGATTGAATCTGCGTCGGCTCATTCTGATATTCGGCGCCGAAGGCCTCCGGACCCACCTTCAATTTCAGGTTCATCGCGTGCTGGATCGCCGATATCTCGCCGCTGGCGCGATCGAACCGCTCCCGCCAGGCCGCCTCAGCCCCGGCGTCCATCGCCTTGCGGTTGCGACGATAGAACGCCGTGGCGGCCTTGCGACCCTTGGTCCGCCGTCGCTCGGCGTAGGCCGCCCAGAGTTTCTCGTCGGTGGGCATCGCCGGCATGAGCTTCGTGCATTCGCCCTCCCATTCCGGGCTCTTGTCCGCGTCCAGGATCGTGTCGGCCAGGTCGCCTTCGTACACCTTGGTGCAGGTGATCAGCGCCGATATGGCCTCGCCCGGCCCGGCCATGCCCAGCACGTCCCCATGCAGCATCTCGAGCCGCTTGGCCGTCTGGTCAGCCGACCGGGCCGACCCACGGGTCTGCGGATCGTCCAGGATCACCAGCGACGGCCGCAGGATCGACCCGTCCGGCCGGCCGTGCTGCTGGCCCCGGATATTGGCGTCCAGGCTGGTCGCCGAGATGATCGCCCCGCCCGATGGGCTGGCGGTCAACCCGGCATCCCTCAGCGCCGCCGGCAGGTCCTCGCCGACCAGCGTCGGGAAGACGATCCGGTCGGTCCCCCAGTGGAGGTGTGTCAGTTGGCCGTGGCAATGCTGCTGAAGCTGCCGTTTCGAACTGTTCTCCAGCCGCCGGAACGGGTAGATCGCCTCCGGGTAATCCGCCGCCAACAGCGGGTTCTCGAGGATGGCCAGGCGGATCGACCGCAGCAGCTCGCGTGCCTTCCGCTCCTCCCCGCCGATCAGGCAGACGAACGGCCGGTAGCCGTGCAGGACCGCCCACAGGGCCGCGTGCCAGGCCAACGCCGTCTTGCCAGAGCCGCGGGGCATGGCGAAGGCGAACAGGCCGCCCTCGCGGACGGCCCGCTCGATCTTGGCGATCACGCGGAGATGATCGCCCGACCAGGCCCGCCAGAATGCACGGCCGCAGTATGTCTCGCAAAAGACCCGGAAGGCGTCCCCGGCGGCCTTCCGCCGTTCGACGTCCGCGATCTGCGGGATGGGTGCTATGTCCTGGGCCGCACGCACGGCCGCCCGGTTCCGCTCGGCCTGCTTCTTGCGGGCGGCGATGTATCGATCCGCCGCCTCCGACCCGGCCGGTCGGTCCAGTTCCTCGAAACGGTCGACCAGCCAGGCGACGAGCCGCAGGAAATCGATGTGCCGGTCACTGCCGGCCGCGGCGATCCGCATCCCGGCGGCGTCCCGATGCCGCCGCAGACTGGCCGCGGTCGCGACAGTCCCAAGCGGCGTGCTGTTGACCAGGCGGATCGTCGCCGCCGCGGTCAATTGCCGGATGTTCACGGGCGTCGGTTTCATGTGGTCTCTAGATCGCGATTCATTGCGATTTGGAGCCTCCCTTCAATTCCTGCAGAAGCCATGCGGCGTAGGCGGCCAGACTGATGCGGCTGCGGGTATCGGCGGGAGCGCCGGCCCGGATATGCCTGCGTATCGCCTCGACCGCCACTGGCCGACCTGCCGTCGAGAGCAGCCTGGCGAGTTTCGCCGGCGTCATGGCGACGTCGGCCTAGGCCAGGGAGACGACTTTGCCCCTGCCCTGCCGAGCCTTCTTCGCCATAGCCGCTTTAGCGGCGGTGCGCTTACCACCGGCCCGCGATTCGCCCGCGGGCCGGGCGTGTCGTATGTTTCCCATGGTTGAGACTCCTGTTTAGTCTCTGCCCAAAGGGGCGCCGTGAGGGATATCCCGCCGCGCGTAATGCGGCGAGAATCCCGTCAGTTCACGGTCGCCCCTGCGTTTTGCGCTCATCCTCGATTCGGCGCCTGTCTCTTATACACATCTCCGAGCCCACGAGACGTAGAGGAATCTCGTATGCC